CCATAATCGACGAGGTACAGAGGCTAAACCGTCACGCTGACCTACCAACACCTTAAACAATTAGAAAAATAGCCATGTAATATAGTGATGAATGTACTTCAAAATGTAATGCAAATCATAGACAGTATATCTGATAAAATCCCTGAGAACGTCTACCTATCCCTCTGTAACGAATTAAAGAAACTTTACGCTTTCATCCCCGATAAAATTAGACCAGCCCTCTCTAGAACAAATAGTGCCGCCAACGTACCCTCATCATCACCTGCGAATGGGTATTGGTTTCGATAAAACACCTAAGTTAGAGATTTGAGTCGTAATAAAATAAACTGAAATGGAAAGTGTTCAAAAACTTAGCCATATCGAACACGTCTTAAAGCGTCCAGACTCCTATGTCGGTCCAGTAGACGCTGTTCGGGAACCCTATTGGGTGCTCAATGGTAAAAAATTCAAAAAGACCACAACTAAATACAGCCCGGCTTTACTCAAAATCTTTGACGAAGTACTCGTCAACGCCATCGACCGGAACTCCATGTACCCCAAACAGGTCACGTCGATTTCTATCAACGTCGACAAAAATAGTGGTATGGTCACCATAGACAACAACGGTCCTCTCGGAGGACTCGTCATTCAAAAAAACCAAAAAGAAGATGTGTGGAATCCCGAACTCGTGTTTGGTCACCTGCTCACGAGTACCAACTACGACGACTCTCAAAAGAGAATTGTCGGGGGCCGTAATGGATATGGAGCCAAATTAGCGAACATCTACAGTAAGTGGTTTTCGGTCATCATCAAGGATCCAGAAACCAAACAGGAATATTCCCAAGAATGGTTCGACAACATGTCCACGTGCTACCCACCAAAAATGAAAAAATTTAACGGTGCTACTGCATCTGTCTCCGTTTCTTTCAAACCTGACTGGTCTAGGTTTGGAATGAAGGATATGGAAAATGGTATCTATACTATCATGGAAAAGCGTGTTTGGGATGCGAACATCTGTACTTCAGCGAATTGCAAAGTGAAGTTTAACGGTGAAGCACTTCCAAAACAAACCTTCGAAGCTTATGCGAAAATGCATGACGGAGTTGACAACGTGTATTCTGCTACGACTGACCGTTGGGCTGTTTGTATCGGACCGTCCGAGGATGGAATGGAACAGGTTTCATTCGTAAATGGGATCTGCACTACCAAGGGTGGTACGCACGTTGATCATGCGGCTTCATTGGTTGCTTCTGGAATTATCGACGAGATGGCAAAAAAGATCAAGCTCAAACCCCAACAGGTAAAGGCTACCTTTCGCATATTCGTCCGGACGACTCTCGAGAATCCAACCTTCTCGAGTCAGGTGAAATCTGAATGCACACTCAAGGCGACCGATTTCGGATCAAAGTTCGAGATGCCTAAAACCTTCGTAAAAAACGTTTTGAAGACCGGTATTTCCGATGAGCTCACAGCTCTTTCAAAATTTAAGGAGATGAAAGAACTCGCCAAGACTGATGGTGGTGCACGAAAGTCTAAGATCACTGGTATTCCCAAACTTGATGATGCAAACAAAGCTGGTACATCTCATTCTAAGAAATGTACACTCATCGTCACGGAGGGTGATTCGGCTAAGACCCTAGCGGTTGCTGGTCTCTCTGTGGTTGGAAGGGACCATTACGGTGTATTTCCACTTCGTGGTAAATGTAAAAATGTCCGAGATGCTTCTGTGGCACAACTCACAGGAAATCAGGAGTTCAATGACCTTAAGAAGATCCTGGGTCTCCAACAGGGGAAAGACTATAAAGATGTTTCAGAGCTTCGATATGGTCGTCTCATGATCATGACAGACGCAGATAACGACGGTTCACATATTAAGGGTTTAATTCTCAACATGATTGATTACTTCTGGCCCAGTCTCCTCGAGTTGGGATTCGTCGTATCGATGGTCACCCCGATTATCAAGGCTTCTAGGGGTAACCAAACCAAGTCATTCTATACGGATTCTTCATTCCGTACATGGTACGGGGATGGTCAACCGGGTTGGCGGATCAAATATTACAAGGGTTTGGGTACCTCAACTTCCGTGGAGGCTCGAGAATATTTCAAAATTATCCAAGATCTCACAGTCAAGTTTGATACAGATGTGATGTCTGATAAATCTATTACTTTGGCTTTTGACAAGAAAAAGGCTGATGATCGAAAGACCTGGCTTCTTGAAAGCACAGCAAAAGACCCCAAGGAGCTAGAGGTTCCTTATGGTAATGTGAAACAGTTGAGCATCACCGACTTTGTTCACAAGGACCTGGTAAACTTCTCATTGGCTGATTTGAAGCGTTCGATCGCCCACGTGGCTGATGGTCTCAAACCATCTCAACGAAAGGTTATGTATTCCTGTTTTCAAAAGAATTTGACTGCTGAGATGAAGGTGGCACAATTGGCTGCCTATGTAGCTGAAAAGTCTGCTTATCATCACGGTGAAGTTTCTCTCGCTGATACAATTGTGAAGTTGGCCAACGACTACACGGGCTCCAATAATATCAATCTTCTTGAACCATGTGGTCAGTTCGGAACCCGCTTGATGGGTGGTAAAGATGCATCTCAAACGAGATATATCTTTACAAGGCTCTCAAAGGAGACTCGATCTCTCTTCGACCCCAGAGATGATGCAGTACTTACCTATCTTGACGATGATGGGCGAGCAATTGAACCCGAGTATTATATGCCTGTTCTACCCATGGTACTTGTGAATGGAACTGAAGGTATAGGTACAGGTTTCAGCTGCTACGTACCACCTTTCAACCCAGAGGACATCAAGCAAAACATTCTCAATTTCACACGTGGAAAAGAGATGACCAGAATGAAACCGTGGTTCCGTGGGTTTAAGGGGACAATCTCAGAACAGGACGATGACTCATGGGTGGCTCAAGGTGTTTGGGTGTGTATCGGAAAGACGATCAAGGTGACTGAACTTCCACCGGGTCGATGGACACAAGATTACAAAGAACACCTCGATACCCTAGTTGAAAAGAAGATTATCAGTGGTTTCACGAACAACAGTACAACTGAGAATGTCGATTTTATTATCCAAGATTACAACGGCAAAGACGCTGTGAAGGATCTTAAACTGGAGAAGACTATCAGGTGCTCAAATATGCACTTATTTCATCCTACGAAGGGTATATGTAAATATAACAGCGCGGAGAAGATACTCACTGACTTCATCGGTCTTCGTATGGATTACTATGTGAAAAGAAAGAATAGGCTCATCGAAGTTACGAAGAGAAAGGCTGAACTGTGCTCCAGGCGCGCACGGTTCGTTAAGATGGTGATAGAGGGTGACATAGTGATATTCAGACGTAAGAAGCATGATCTAGAGACTCAACTGTCTACACTGTTTCCTAAGGTTGATGACTCATACGACTATCTCTTACATACGAAGACAATTGATTATACAGAGGAAAGGGTAAAGGCTCTATTCGACGAATGGAAAACTCTCAACGAAGAACTTAATTCACTCAAAGCTATTGGGTATGTTGACATGTGGAAAACTGACCTTAAAAAATTGTGAGCAATAGATAAGTATGGACCTCAAAGGTCCCGATACCGGTTCTGTTCTGGCTCTTAATGCGATAGGTAAACAGGACACGTTCCTATTACACGATAGCCCAACACATTCCTTCTTTAAATATGAACCTACACAACATTCAAACTTTACGAAATATCATAAAAGCGTCACCGTCTCTAAACCTTCTAACGCGTCGACCACCTGGCCATTCGGTGAAACTATAAAAGTTACATTAAATCCACAGAACATGGGTGACCTCCTTAGTAACATGTATGTTCATCTCGAGTTTCCCAAAGTTGAATCGAATGCCAATATCGCTGACCAGATAGGCCGTCATGTGATAGAAACAGTGACAATGCGCGTGGACGAGTTAGAGCTCGAAAAGTATCACGATGACTGGGGTATGATATACGATGAATTGTATTTAGATGCATCTGAAAAGAGGACAAAACGATACACTCTCAACCGTAATCAATCAGAAGGTACTTCGTCTGCAAACGATGCTACTTTATCTAGATACCCATCACAGTTGATGATACCTATACCTCTTTTCTTTTCACGTAAGTATGAGGGAGATGAATACGCTTCAAATTCACCTAACAGACCCTATTTTCCTACGTGTGCCATTCACAAACAAAAACTAGAGTTTGAGATAAAGTTTAGACCGAGTACGTTCTTCACGAATAATCCAAGTTTCTCACCTCTCACATTGGACAAATTCAGTCTAATAACAGAAGAAATTACCGTATCGGCACAAGAAAAGTCATATTTGACCACGAAGCAACAGGTCCTAATTACCGATGTAGTGAATAAACATCCAACATTGGAAACGGAGATAGGTGAAAATAATGTTAAATTACAACTTGTTCCCAGTATACCAGTGAAAGCTATGTTTTGGTTTTTACGACGCAAAGATTTCGAGGATGAGAGTGAACATGGTAGTCCTTCGAATCTAGGTACGGGTGATACAGATGTCCTCGAGCGAAAGTTTGAAAATAGATATAACTTCTCAACATCAAATACGTATGGACTTAGTTCGGAGTTTTTTAACCCCGTACAACAGACGGCTAAAATATTCATTAACGGTCAGGATTTGCCAAATATAAATAATCCCGATCATGTTTTCTATAAGTACGTCGTACCGTATAATAGTAGATTATCTAAGCCCGATAGAAATATTTACACGTATGCATTCGCGATGAATCCGATTAATGTGGAACCATCGGGAAGCCTGGACTTCAGTAAATTAAATTCAGATCGAACTATTCTTGATATTTCACTCACCCCCAATTTGACAAACGTCTACACACTCAACATGTATTACGTCGGGTATCAGACATTTCTCTTCGACAGGGGGTTCATGTCTGGTGTAGGTATGTCTGCGGATAGATACATACCCGAAATGCCCGAATCTCTTATTCCCAGGTCTCCTAAAATTCCTCCCGGGTATGGTAGGCCTAAGCCTTCTGGAGTCGAAGGGTATTCCCTTTCATAAATAACGTATCGTGATGATTACGAATGTAATCCACGATATTATTCTTAATACACCATCGGATGAAATTCAGCTGTGCAACAGTCGTATGAATTTCCTCAGATGTATCCGGTAGTTTATAGATTATCTTCTCTGTTCTACAGAATGGGTCGAATAGTTTTTTTGAATATCCGTCTAAACTTGACTTATACGCGCAATGAACACTAAAAATTTTTCCATCCTTCGTTTCATATGATAGGTTATTCTTTTTAGAGTAATTAGTAATAAACCATTCCAGGTTTCGCAGGGATATACCCCCACTTTTTGTTAATAGTTCAACGAGCGTAGCTTTATTCTCTGATTTTGCATAAAATGAGTTAATAGAATTTAGTAGAATATCTGATTTGTTCATTATTAATATAAGGGAGGTAAATCTCTAAGTTCATCTTCGGGTGGGGGGCTTCTCGATTCCGGCGTTCCTGGAAATCCTCCACTCCCGGCACCCGCGAGTATACAAGTACCCGCACTACTCATGTCAACTCCATGCGGAACCGTGTCAGTATCAATTGCACCAAAACTAATCACCCTGCCTTCTGGGGGCTTAGACTTGTAACACGATTTACAATATCCATCTAAACCATTGATAGACTTGTTTCCACATGGTCGACCATTCTTTCTCTTTCCAATGCATTTATCATCACCAAACACCCGTGCAATTATTCTACGAACACGAACAGGCTCATGCTTTAAAAGTTTGAACTCTGAACATAGCTGATTAGAAGCTTCGAGTATATTAGTCCTCATTTCTTCTTTGTGCTTTTCCTCTATCTCTTTTACCATCTTTTCTATTTCTTTTAATCCTGCACGCTGAGAATTGACAACCCCGAGAATTACTTCACTCATATTCTATTATGGATCCTTTTTTTTAAATATATCACTGATCATGGTAGGTTGTTTCGGATCAGCTTTCTTACGAGGTTTTTTAGGTGGTTTTGCACGCATTAGTAGTTCTCCGAAAATATCATCCCTCGCATTTTCAAACAGTGGGTCGAGTAAATCACATACAGGGTTTAAAAACTTGTTCAAAAAATAATACGGATAATCGACCGGAAGCTTGTGGTCCCTGGCGTATACCGGATCTTCCGACTTCTCAAATGCACGGGCCTTCGGGTCACCGGTGTTGATAAGAATATATGGTACTCTATCTCCGGATTGCGGCTCGGATCCCGGTTGTCGGTCTCTCATTTTTCGAACCACTTGTACGTGCGCTTGGCTGATATTTGCAACCTCATCACTGGTGACAGATACACTTTCTCCTTTCACTTTATATGAATCAGAAAGAGACTGACTTAGTATAAGTTTCTCATTCGGAACATCTCCCTCGAGTAACTCGACCGCTCTTTTTCGAGCAAGAGCCTTGGGTGCGTCCGTACCGTTACTGTCGAGAACTACATCTAGTAACTCTTTACACACTTCTCTCATATAAGGAGTATTATCACGACGAACAAGTTGCAAACCTTTTACATCTATATAATCCATATTCATTTCTCCATCCTTACCCTTTGTCCATAGTTTCGCGGCATATCTCTTCTTACTGTAAAGGAAATACGGGCAGTACACTTTCTCAAGTTCCAAATTATTAGGAGCCTTAAATAACTTTGTACACTCAGCGGCAGCGCGTTCACCAAGTTCCCAACTATACTCGATGGCTTCATTACCAGTCCTACCTTGTACGTCAAATTCGACCATGACCGAATCCGTGTCTCCGTACCTCACCTTGGCCCCGGGAAAGTGCTTTTCTACATAGCTCTTTGTGTCGTCAATCATATTTCTACCCTTCATCGTAGTTGTCGATGCAATAGCCACGCAGGGAAGAATACCCCTTGATGCTCCGGTAAATCCGTATACACTGTTCATACTGATTTTGTACGCCAACTGCTTACCATTATACATTTGTTTCATTGCACCGGTAGCTTTGGCCATATCTTTCTTTGCTTGTTTTCGAAACGCTTTCAGTTCTTCCAAAATACTTGGTAAAATACTTGGAACATTTTGTGCGAACGTGTGATCTCCGAATGTTTCGTATTCAACTCCGGGTAAATTTTTGTATTTAGGGTCCATGACGAGTGTTGAGTAACAGAGATTATGCGCCATCATGATACTTGGATATAGACCTTCAAAATCCAGGGCTGTGATAGGTGTATAATATGCACCAGATTGTGCTTCGAGTACAGTCGCCCCTACGTATCCAGTATTATCCGTATGACCATAGTCATACGTAGGCACCTTAAATTTCATTTCTCGAGCCTTTTTCGTAAGCTGACTGAACACTTTAATCTGCTGCCCACGCTCCACGAGATAACTGAGTGGTACCCAGGTAGCCTTGGCCATCTCTAAAAGATTAATGAACGTACACAACTTTGAAATAAGGCGGTGTGGGAGGAGTGTATCCTTTATACAATATTCCGCAACCTCTCGAAGCTTTACAGGATCTTCTTCCTCGTATCGACGAAACATTTCTTTTGGAGCCATATCAATCTTGTTATCCCCGAGATACAATTTCGATACGTTGTCTAGTTTATACGAATCCAGTTTATATTCACGCTTTACTTCATGAAATAGATCAAAGATAAATCTACCAGGCATAGGGACAAGCTTCAACTCGTTATCTCCGAGAGCGCTCGAGGAAAGCTTTTTACGCACGAGGTCACATACATGTGTTTTCAATTTACTCATTTTGAAGAAAGATAGAGGACAAGACATCAAATGTCCACGCTCGATAATATACTCAAGATCAAATCCAAATATATTCCAGCCAGTAATCACGTCTGTATCCTTTTCGACGAGATAGTTTGAGAACCTGATCAACATATCTTTTTCACTAGGAAACCACTCGATAATCGAATCGTCGTCCAGGTTTTTATCAGTTTCTTTGTAACACAAACATCTCTTCTCAAACGGCTCAGTTTCACCAAAACGTACGAGTGATATAGCAATTTGAAAACATGCATCATTTCGCACACTAGGATTTGGAAACTTTCCAGTCGAACTATAACATTCGATATCGACCGACGCTATCACAAAGGGTGCAGATTCGGGGTTATCTACGGGTTTTAAGTCTTTCCAAGACTTACAGTACAAATCAATATCCACATTCGCAAAGTCAGCACGCTCGCAGTTATCACCCGTATCCACCCAACCCGTAGATTGAATATTAGATCGGTGCATGAATCTCAGAACAGGATCCAGATTCGCTTCGTATAATCGTAACTGGCTTACGTGCAATGTTCTATCAATATCGGTGTCTAGTTTTTCCAGGGTTTTTCTCAATACCGCCACATCCTGTACAGCCCGATTTTTTGCCGCTTCATCGTTCTGTTTTTCTACAGATGACTCAGCTAGTAACAGCCTGTGGTCTATTTCTTTCCGTTCCCGTTCTAATTTTTTAAGTGATGCATGAGTTGTTCTCCTCAGCTTACTACTTATAAATCGTCGCGATTGGAGATCTTTGCACGTTATCTGTATAAACGTTCTAGATTCCCCATTCTGAAACCCTTCCATATCTTTAGACCTCAGGGATCCACAGTTTACAATGTCCGGACACGTGTCTTTGACGTACTCGATCACTTTCTTAGTGTCGAGTGTATCAGGAAGCTTCATGAAAAAGTAGGGTTTGAACGGCGTCGTCACGCAGACGGAGTGACCATCCTGAGTCTTTCCAAACATCCTGATTAAATGCTCCTCATCTTCGTCACGTGCATCCCATGTCAGGACTTGAAATTGTACCATACTTCGTTATAGAGCTAAATTTTTAATATCATATATTAGTAAAATGTCAGCTGCTTTGATTGACCTCGTGTCTAAGGGAGCCCAGGATGTGTTCATCACTGGCTCGCCTCAAGTTTCATTTTTCCACCAAAATTATAAGAGACATACCAATTTTGCGCTCAAGCCGGAACGTCTCGATTATGTGGGAACCTTTGCCGGTGGTAATGAAGTCGTGATTCCTCTGCGCACTAAGGGTGATCTGTTAAGTTACGTCTGGGTTGAGGCCACAAACATCGGGACCGGTGGCGCGAACAACACTTCCGGTTTCTTTAGCAAGAATGACACCAGCACGACCGAGTTTTCTCTTTGGATTGGTGGTCAGGAAGTGTGCCACCTCGACTCCCTTTTTATTCAGGGTGTCCACAATTTACTCTACAAACAGGATGGCGCCAAGGCCACTTGCGCCGTGACTCTTGATGAGGTTTCTGATAACGCCAAGGGAACTAGTACGGGTGCCGATCATTATATCATCCCTTTCTTTTTCTCCGCGGATTGGACTAAATCTCTTCCTCTCACCGCACTCCAGTTCCATCAGGTCGAATTACGTATTAAGTGCCGCTCCGGATTTACCCCGGTGTCTACCCCCAAGGTCTACGGGACGTACGTGTACCTCGATACGGAGGAGCGCCAGATGGTCGTCGAGCATGAGCATGAGATCCTCATCACCCAGACACAGTTTCAACCCATGTCTAAGGATGATGTTGACGTCGATCTCACGTACTTCAACCACCCCTCTAAGGCTATCCACGTCGTCTCTTCTGAGGCTGATAACGATCAATGGGATACTAACTTCACGTTCGACCGGGCTTCTCTCTACATTAACGGTACTACCCTCTTCGAAGAAATGTCTCCCATTTACCATCACAACGTTGTTCCGGAGATGCACTGCACATCCCTCCCTTCGTCGACTCTCAGCACCGTGTCTACGTTCACGTGGCCTTTCTGCTTAAAATTGAATGCTTCTCAGCCTTCAGGGTCGTTAAATTTCAGTAGGATTGATAATGCGAAGTTGAACCTTACCGGTGGGGTCAGGAACGGAACCATCGTGCGTGCGTATACCGTCAATTACAACATATTAAAGATAAAAGACGGTATGGCAGGAGTTGCGTTTGCTAACTAAATAGTCGTGTTAAGTTTTTTATTTATGTTTAACCAGAAGAACCAAAACCGCGTGTACCGCGTTCAGTAGACACGATTTCGTCTACAATCTCGATTACAGGGGTTTCACACCTCTCTACTATAAGCTGGGCGATCTTATCCCCAGGTTTAATATGAAACGTTTCATCTCCATGATTAAACAGGATCACCTTGAGTTCACCTGTATAATCAGGGTCAATAACACCAGCACCAGTTTGAATGCCGTTCTTAACAGCGAGACCGGAGCGAGGAGCGATGCGACCGTAGCAGCCGATGGGAACCGTAGCAGCGATTCCGGTACTCACTATACCCCTAGCTAGAACGGGAATTTCAACATCGACGATACTGTAAAGGTCGTATCCAACAGAGGCACTCGATCCAGATCGTTCGGGAATAATCGCATCAGGTGAAAGGCGTTTGATAAGTAGCTTGGAATCCATCTTTTGTTAGTATACGCAGGATAACTTTAAATGTCTACATATAACAAATGGATGGTATACTCGTTGCCTTATTAATGATATTTACGACACTTATATTCGGATTCATATATGCGAATATGTTTGATCCAGAAGAGTTTGGATTTACAGAATCTTCAACCGATCCATGGTACTTCGCTTTTACCACGATGAGTACAGTTGGATACGGTGACTTTAGCCCGAAAACTGACCGAGCTAAGAGGATGGTCATGTTCCACCATGCACTTCTTATCATGGAAGTCGGTGTTTTCATGGCGTGGATGGCAAAGAAAATGTACAAACCTCGTAACATGAATTTTAAAGTAGTATAAAAAGTACTCGCGTTAAATATGTAAGATGAACACAATACGCATTGGTCCGGCGTTAAGACGTATAACCCTTTTACAAAATCATATACAGCCACAATCTACTATTAGCCTTTCAGAAAATCTACTATTCGACGATAAACGTGCAAAAAGACATTTATACGACATATTACCAGATGACGCCCCGGAATATCCGAATGCGTACGGTATGGAAATTCGTGTCGATCACGATGCACGGACTGTTCTTTTCAAAACGGAAACAATGTCTGTATACGAAAAGATAACCGTATTTATGTCTCAAAAACAAAAATTACGATACATGTATCCCGATTATCAATTTACGGAAAAACACACTTAATATTATATCAGGAAAGTATATGTGTTTAGACTTTTTATTTAAAAAACGCTATAAGAGACTATCAGATGCATACACACATCCTTTCGACTGTTCATGTGAATTATGTGGCTCTGTATTTTCCGATATGCAGGGTTTGATAAACCATATGGGATACCATTCAACGGAACAGGTCAACACTTGTATTAAGAGAGGGTATGATACCGTTCGCTGTAACACGTGTTGGTCTACATTTAACACAGTCGCTTCTATGGAACGTCATTCATGTGCACAGAAAAGAGATCCAGTCATTAGCGGACTTTCTCCTATCATGAGTCGTTCCAATAGCTTAGAATCCATCATTATTCATGATGATTCCCCGGTTTAGGTGCAACAGTCCAATTACCATCTAGAAGAGACTGGCGAATTTCCCAATCAGTCAGTTTTACAGTTCTCATGGGGGGAGTAATGAGCGCCCCTTTATTTACTACCCTGCAGTGGTATCCACCAACACTGCACGCGTGGTTCAGTTCGAACCTTGACGCATACTGGATATAAGGTGAATAGGAATCCATATTAGCTTCCAGAAGCGTTTTGTACCTATACGCGTCGTCAAATGTTACGAACGCTACGATAAAGTGTCGGGGGATATCATCTGTATCTGTATCCGTAATAGAATAAATTCCTTCTTCATGTCCAGCTTTATGAAATGCTAAGACATGAAAAAGATCGTGATTAGAAACTTTTTCGAGTACTGTACTGTTGCTATAATCGAGTGCATAGTAACTCTTGGCTGCGGATTTTTTAACCTTAGGCTTGAAGCGGAAGGGGGTGGGTCGAAAGGCGGGTTGTCTGAGTGCGAACATCTTTACTTAAATATTACAAATCTACGTGACGACTTAGGTTCATTTCAATTTAGTTTCCATCCAAGTTCTATAGTTTTCACCGTAATCTACGAATAACTCTTCACCTTTGGTAATTTTTCTCGTTGTGTAGTAATGCACACATCCGTTTCTCGCACTTCCCTTTTGCTGATGACGTATGTTAATGATTGAATTTTCTTCTTTACCCACCGGAGAATTCACATATCTCAATGGATTATTTTCGATGATCGGTTTAGCATCGACGTGTCTTTCTACTGAATATGGTCGGCCAAATATATCTTTATGTTCCGACTCAACTCGCCACGCATACATCGGATCTTCTGGCTCGTTGTTAACCATAACACCATAATAGCGACCCAAGTCAAGTCCTGTGGGTATGTCCCGTGTCGCAAATGCTCCTAACCCCGCGCCGGGTCTCGTGGATTCCTTGATCTCTAATAAATGGAAGTTTCGCTTTTCGCGTCGTGATTTTAAATTACTACAAACTATCATAAACACTATCAATCCCACGCATAACGCGATCGAACCACGTACATATGATATCATCTAAAGTATAGGAGCATTTTATTATCAATGTATAAATCTGTTCTCGGATTTATTGAAGATGAAGCTGTGTGCATGACATATAACGGACCTAACACGTACGGAGTTACTTCTCATCCTCAGTCTTCTCAAAAGCCTCGTCACCGAACGTATCTTGAAGCAGTTGTAGCATTTCTTCGGAAGTTTTGAGTGATGACTGAGATGAACGAAGATTCCATTTAGCGAGTCTCTCGAGTTTTGCATTCACTTGTTTATACCTTTCGACCTCTATTTCCATCTCCCTAATTCTTTCAGCGCCTTTACTGAGTGCCCTGTTTGCGATTTCTTCTTGTGAGGGATGTGCGTACACATGTTGACGCCAGTGTCTATTACGCTTCTTATTATTTGCAGCCTTTGCTATCCGAGCTTTTGCCTGCTCAGCGGGGGTCTCAAAAACTGGAACACGGGACGACGGTACCTTAGAACATGTGATGGTAAACATTTTGTATTTATTCAACGGCTCTACGCTTTAATACTGATTACGCTGCACCCAATCTTGCATTTTTCCTACGCTCCAAATGAGACTCATGATGGCCGCGCCGTTTTTGAAAGTCTCATTTAGGGTGTTCATGTTTGTATATTTTATGTATTGGGGGTTTACTTAAGTCCTAATTCTCTCCATATATTCACACGGGCATTTATCAGTTTTTTAGACGCACTCGAATTGTTTCGCTCTCCTTCGTTCAGTAGCTTCCTTATGTTATCTAATTCTTGGTTATCTAAAGATTTCGAATAGGTCTTATTAAGCTCCTGAACGATCTTCATAACACTTTCGACGGATCCTACTAACTTTACAGCCGTATTCTTATAAAGACGATTCAATAAAGCAAACATATTTCTCTTAGTCGTCTGCAACGCAAATGTCTTCTTAAAATCCAACTTTCTCGTGTTATTAGTCTTAAACGACCTGGCTATTAGCTTTAATACATCGATCTCCGTAGAACCCTCTTTGAAAATGTACCTGAAATTTTGGAAAAAGTAATTTCCATCTATGTTCTCATCGCCATCATTTTCTATCTTCTGAGGCACACCACTACTATCAAAGTATATTGCTTCATACTTAGATTTATCGAGTAAAGTATACATCTCCGAATAATCGAAAGCGGATTTGTTTAACGTGTATGCTTCTATCATCGTTTCTATCATCGAGTTTGTGTTCTTTATAGTGCTCGTTTCCGTTTGACCGTGTTTACCCTTTTTGTTATGACCAGCGTTTTCTAATCCACAGTGAATACCACCGTGACGCCACGCGGTGTTACATCTATTTATTTCGTAAAAATAGTTCTGAAGATCTGCCGGCGGCATGAGTAAGGCGGGTTCCTGTCGTATGATGACCTTATCACCTTTACCACGAAAATTGTGTTTACCGACAGATGGACTTCTCGCGAACGTCATACCATTTTTACGTAGTAACATCGCATCTGCGAAATATAACACACTGGGTAACGATAAAGGTCTACCCGTATACGTACTCGATTTAACTTCATTTGAACCTAAATAATGTGACAACATAGACTGTGGTTGCACATGATGGCGAGGTCCTATACCCGTGGCGTTAACCATGTTTTTAGGATAATATCGTCTGTTTCTACTTCTCATGAGTTCAAGAATTTTTAGCGAGTTATTAGTCGGCATGTTAGACGCCCTGAATAACTGACTCAATTGTTTATGTTCAAAATCATTCGATTTCAATATGTTCTGTAGTTTGAGTAAGAAATCATTCGTTTCCTTGAACGCCTCTATGAGAGATTTAAAATTCACATTGAAGTACTTCTCGCGAAAGGACTTCATGAATGGAGGATTTATGGTAAACACCTCTCCACCCGAAGCCGATGTGGTACTTTCGTTTTGGAATTCCACAAAAGTCGGTATTTTAAGCCAGCGCGCCCCTCTTGTCCTAAGAGATTGGAGTTTAGCTTTCATGTCTAGCCAAAGTCTACGGGATAAAATCCCCTTTAAACTACCATACGTCAAAGGATTCTTCTTTTCGTTCTTTATAAAGTATGCATTGTCTATGACCCTCTCCGTAATAGAAGAATCTACGAGCAAGAGTAAGTATGATGTAGCCCGTCCAACTCTACACACGTAATTCATTATCTTTAAAAAATTCGAAAACTTGTTTGCATTTCTCGCTCCCCTGAGTTGTATCTCCATCTTATCCACAAAAACCCTGTTCACTTGTTCATCGGTCAAACTCGAAGAAATGTCTGATCCTAAGATAACATGTCTCTGGTTCACGATGGCTAAGTATAATTGATAGATATCCATCAGGTCTTCTGTAGTCATCATCATCTTTTTAGCCGACTGCTGTCGTCTCGAACCAGTCGATGGTCGGATCGTGGACCTCGCTACCCCTCTCGTCGCCGCCGGGGTCATGGATTTAGATGTTTTAGAAGCCTGATCAGTTTTACGACGCACCGACTGTGTCTTTAGTTTTCGACGCACCGACTGTGTCTTTGGTTTTGAATTTCGGGGCGTCGCCTTGGTCGCGGGAGCAGTAGTGAAGGAAACGCGAGCCGATTTGGCGGGTGGTGCATTATTAGTGTTGGTATTAGTGTCAGTGTTCATATTACTCAAAGGACCTGTCGGAGACCGTTCCCTCTTAGTCCTCGGTTTAAAGGGGGTACTTCGAGGAGCGGTTCGTGATACCGTTCTAGAAGACATCTATTATCACCTGAGATTTTATTCCATAAACTTCTGGGGTAGCTTCTTATATAAGTCCGCCCAACTCAAAACACTTATGTCATCTCTCGTACACCATTCATATTCCTCACCGTTGTACCCTGCAAAGTGAAAGGCATCCATGTTCCAATGTTTACATATACCACACGTCGTATCACTGTCGTCTATGATCGTATCGAGATTAAGGGCGTGACATATATCGTATTTCTGTATTTCATAAGTCGTAAAACTATTCGTCAAAATAACATCATCAAATACACCCGGAAAATGAAAATTTAACCAGTCTTCGGTCTTCTCTCTAACACAGTCGTGACGACCAGTGACGACATACATCTTATCTACGTACGGTCGCATAAGTCGAAGAACTGCCTGAGAAGAATCGATAGGCTGGAGTGCATCGAAAACCTCGGAATCATAAAATTCTCTTACCATCTTCCGGGATTGGGGTTCTGTTATTTCAAACATTTCTCGGTACACGTATCTACATTTTTCAGTTGGCATTTTTAACTTTTTAAACTTAGCCATGGGTCTAACAAACGGTACGAGAACTTCATCAACGTCAATAGCAATTCGATTCATTTACATATTTATAACAATTTATTCATAGTCTCTAATCGCAATCCCGATCGGGAACCTGGGAACATTCTTATCTGTCAGGTTTTGGAACCGAACTGTGAGCATCTTACCGATGAACTGGTCCCTGTTCGCATACTTGTATTCACGATCCTCCAATGTACCCTCGGGACGAGCATTGAAGACCTTACCTTCCTCGGTCTTACATGTCCACACGACACAGTTTGCATCTCGACCATGACCCGTGGTAGCTCCGATAATCTCATATTCCTCGGTCTGGAAATCCTTGTGCTTGAGAAGATAGTTGCTTCGCTGTCCAACTTCATACACACTGAAGCGATCACGAATCATGGTACCTTCATGTCCTTCTGCAACGTGTTTCTTATGCATGGGGGGAAGATCCTTCTTGGATTTTACGAGTGTCGTTTTGACATATTCGTAATGAGGATTATAGATAGAATCTTTGACGTACTCCCAGCGTTGCTCGAACGTCATCTTATCCCTAGCGAGGGCTTCGGCTCTGAGATCAAAGAAATCAAACACATGGAACTTGAGCTTCAGGGGGTCAGTCTTGAACGTGCTCGTAAGTTCCTCGAATGTAAGATTGGGGTCAAACGCCTCTCCGTCGACGTATTGACCAACCTCAAGTCCCTTACCAAGAACCTCAGTTCCGGGGATGATCTTACCGGTTCTTGAGATACCACCATCTTTAGAAACCAGAAGACGAACACCGTCGAGTTTGGGTTGCACGTAAAATGGTTCGGAGATGTACTTCTTGCGATCTTCCCATTTATTCGCCAGCATAGGAAGAACTGCGGTAGCCTTGGTGTT